CTAGACAATGTTAAAAGAGTGAGAGTCTCGCATGAGGGGGTGGTGAGAAATGGCGAAAAAGCCGAACGTAACGGACATTAAGGATGCTCTTCTTGAACAGCTTGAGAATAAGGGAGCCATTGAAAGTCAGTACATTGATCTGGTATATGACTATATGGAACTTCACTCAACCAAGAGAAAATTAATAAAAGACATCAAGGAGCGGGGTGTGGCTGTTCGGTATGACAATGGCGGTGGACAGTTTGGATACAAAAAGAATGACAGTGTGGACCAGCTTCTTAAGGTTAATCAGCAAATGATTAAAATCCTGGACTACCTCGGCTTGAAGCCGCCCAAGGATGTGGTAGAAAATGACGACTATAATGAAATGTAGGAGGCGAGATTACCATCCTTACATTGACAGTTACATTGACGGCTGCAGAAGCGGTGAGATAATTGTCGAAGACAAGATCTTAAAAGCAATGGACCTTGTTGATAGAACACTTGACAATGATGATGTATTCATTGATTCAGAAAAAATCAACAAGGCTGTTGAACTAATTGAGCGGTACTTCAAAATCAAATTGTTTGATTGGGAATTGTTCGTCCTAGCATGTGCTCATTGCTATTATAAGTCAACCGATACGGTGGTGTTTGACGAGTTCTTCATAATGACGGGCAGAGGTAATGGCAAAAATGGCTTTATATCTCCGTTGGGTTGGTATTTAACTACACATTACCACGGAATCCAGGGCTACAATGTGGACATCATAGCAAACTCCGAAGATCAGGCTAAAACATCATTTGAAGACATCTACAATGTGCTTGAGGACACCAAGGAAAAGTCAAGTCGCTTTTTCAAATGGACTAAAGAGATAATTTACAACAAAAAGACAAAGTCCTACATCAAGTACAATACTTCAAATGCCAGGAGCAAGGACGGCAAGAGGTCAGGTTGTCTTATTTTTGACGAAGTTCATGAATACGAGGACTACAAGCTGATTAACGTATTTCGCTCCAGCTTTGGTAAAAAGAAACACTCCAGGATATTTATTATTACCACAAACGGATACATCAGAGACGGAGTGTTGGACGACCTTCTTAGGCTTTCCGAAGACATTTTAAACGGAACTGTGACAAGCCTTAGACTTCTTCCTTTGATATACCAGATACCAAATATGGAGGCGGCAGACGATCCACGAAATTGGCATATGGCGAACCCTTCGCTTAAGTACCTGCCTATATTGCAGCAACAACTTGAGAAGGAATATACCCAGATGAAGTACAATTACTCCATCAGATCTGACTTCTATACCAAGAGAATGAACATTCCTATGACCGACAATGAAATGCCGGTAACAGAGTGGAAGTTCATAATTGCAACTAACAAACTTGTGCCAGACATGGATGGCAAGAGCTGTGTGGTGGGTATTGACTTTGCAAAGACCACCGACTTTTCATCCGTAAACTTACATTTCTGGCATGAAGAGAAATGGGTGGATCTCAATCACTCATGGTTGTGTTTGAACTCCAGTGATTTGCCGAGATTGAGAATCCCTTGGCAGCAATGGGCAAATGAAGGACTGCTTACGCTAGTTGATGATGTGGAAATCTCAACGGAACTCATGGCAGAGTACATTCTTCAGCAATCTCAATACTACAAGATTGAGAAGATTGCAATTGATAATTTCCGTTATGTAATGATGAAAAGAGCACTGGAGGCTATTGGATTTGACCCTAAGGACCGTAAAAATGTTTACCTGGTACGACCATCAGACATAATGAGAGTGGTTCCTATAATAGAGAGCTATTTCATCAATGAAAAATTCATATGGGGCGACAATCCCGTTCTGCGCTGGGCGACAAATAATACAAAGTTAATTCCTCGTGGCAAGAAAGAAGGCACTGACACGGGGAATTTTTATTACGGGAAAATCGAAGGGAAGTCACGAAAGACAGACCCGTTCATGGCAGTGGTGCACAGTGTGGTGATAGAGGATGTGCTTGTGGACACGCAAACCACATACATTGACCTGCCCCTGATAAGGTGGTGATACATTGGCAATAAATCTAAATTTCAAAAATTGGCTGAGAAAACTGTTCGGCGGAGACGTGGTGTATAATGTCTCACTTGATGACGAGGCGATCCCGGTTATAGAGACTTATTACAGAGATCTGGCCTTCTGGTCTTGCGTCACATTAATTGCAAACGCAATCTCCAAGTGCGAGTTCCGAACGTACCTGCGAGGCGAGGAAGTCAAACAGAATGAATACTATCTCTGGAACATCCAGCCGAATCGCAATCAGAACGCAACACAGTTTATCCAAAAGCTCATTGCCCAGTTGTACTCGCATAACGAGGCTCTTGTGGTGGCTAGTGATGATGGACAACTTCTTGTGGCGGACAGTTTCACCAGGGAAGAGTATGCGGTCTATGACGACATATTCAGTCAAGTTACAGTCAAAGACTACACATTCTCCCGGACATTCACACAGTCGGAAGTCCTATATTTTAGGCTTGCAGACAAGAACATAAAAGATTTGGTGGACAAGATGTATACCTGCCACGCAAACCTTATGCAGACTGCAATAAAGGGATATCGGAAAGCAAGGGGCACAAAGGGCATATTCAAATATGAGTCTTATCCTGTGAACCCCAAGGAAGAAGAAGCATTCAAGAGCCTACTAAACAGCAAACTAAAGCAGTTCTTCCAAGCGGACTCAGATATAGTCCTTCCGTTGGGCAAAGGTCAGGACCTTTTGGAGTTTGGCAAGGAAAAAACCTACTCCAGTGAGAATACCAGGGACATAAGAGCACTGATTGACGACATCTTTGACTTTACTGCCAAGGCATTTGGTATACCGCCCATGCTCATCAAGGGAGAAGTCCAGGATGTGTCAACTGCAATTAATCAGTTCCTGACATTCTGCATTGACCCGCTTGTAGACACTCTCCAGGAAGAGATTATCCGCAAGAGGATAGGCAGGGAAGAGTTCCTGCGAGGCACCAAGCTTGTAATTGATACCAGGACAATCAAACATATTGACCTGTTTGAGGCTGCACCTCAGATTGACAAGCTTGTAAGCTCCGGTTGCTTCTGCGTAAACGATATCCGCACAGCACTTGGATACGAGCCAATCAACGAGGATTGGGCAAATGAGTATTTCATAACCAAGAACTACGCACCTGTTGAAGAGGTGCTGAACGCTCTCGGAGGTGGCAATGCATGAGTAAAGTTTACGCAGTGGATTTTGATGGGACGTTGTGCACCAGCGCTTATCCGGATATAGGCAATCCCATACCGGAGGTAATTGAGTATATTAAGGAGCTGAAATCTCAGGGGAACAGAATCATTCTTTGGACATGCCGAACGGATGAAAAGCTTGACAAGGCTCTTGAATGGTGCAAGGAACAGGGGCTTGAGTTCGACGCAGTCAATGAGAATCTGCAGGAGCAGATTGACGAGTGGGGAACCGACCCAAGAAAAATAGCGGCGCATGGCTATATAGACGACAAAGCTGTGACCGTACAATCAATTTTAGATGCAAAGGGGGGCAAATCAGAAATTGAGCAAAAATATTAGTGCAACAAAGACGAGATATTACTCGCTCTACCTTGACGAGGCTAAGAAAGAAGCCTCTGTACACATTTTTGGTGACATTACGTCATGGGAATGGTTTGAAAACGATGTATCAAGTTACACGCTTGCAAAGGAAATTGAAGGTCTGGATGTAGACACAATCCATGTGCACATTAACTCCTATGGCGGAGAGGTAGCCGAAGGACTTGCCATATACAATATGCTTAGACAGCACAAGGCAAAAGTAATTACATATTGTGATGGTTTTGCCTGCTCGATAGCAAGTGTTGTATTCATGGCAGGAGATGAGAGAATAATGAACAATGCTTCACTGCTCTTTATCCATAACGCATGGACAATGGCTGCTGGCAATGCAAATGATTTCCGCAAGACTGCGGAAGATCTTGACAAAATAACAAGCGCATCGATCAAGGCATACATGGAGCATGTGAACATATCGGAAGAAGAACTCAGGGAGCTGCTCGATAACGAGACCTGGCTTACAGCTGATGAGGCGCTTGAGATGGGCTTTGCGACAAAAATTGTCACAGAGAGCATTAAGAATCCAAGCCAGAGTGCGAGAATGGCACTCTTTAGGAGAGTTACACAACCACTCAAACAAATATCCAATGAGGATGAAGCGGGTCCTGCACCTGAACCGGAATCACCAAAACAGGAGCAGGAACCGGAGCAAAAAATAAATAATCTACTAAAATTCATAGCGGCTATATGCCATTAAAAATTTGCAAAAAAGGGGAGATTTTTGAATGAAGAATTTGGATCTTTTGAACATGAAGAAGGCTGAGATCGCCAACAGAATGAATCAGGCAGTAAAGGAAGGCAATGAGGAAGCATTCCAGCAGGCATTCAACGACTTTACAGACATCTTGCAGGAAGCTGTCCTTGCAGAGGCAAGAGGATTGGTAGAAGCAAATGACAATTCAATCCTCATGGGCAGAGGAGCAAGAGTGCTTACCAGCAAGGAAAGGGAATATTACGAGAAAATCATTGACGCAATGAAGAGCTCTAATCCAAAGCAGTCCATCTCACTTGTTGATGAGACCTTGCCCACAACCGTAATTGACGCAGTTTTTGATGACATTGTGGAGAGCCATCCATTGCTTAGTGCAATCAACTTCCAGAATACGGGATTGCTGACGGAAATTCTTGTATCTACACTTGACGGAAGATTCAAGGCGACTTGGGGACCGATATGTGGAGAAATCACCAAGGAGTTGTCCGCAGGTACCGCTGTAATAAATCTCCGTCAAAAGAAATTGACTGCCAACATACCAGTCTGCAAGGCTATGCTCGAGGCAGGACCAACATGGCTTGACAGATATGTGAGAACAATCCTTGCTGAATCCATTGCCAATGGTCTTGAGGAAGCCATTATTGATGGAACTGGTTTGAACGAGCCTGTCGGCATGAGGAGAAATCCCAATGGTGCGTTGGATCCTGTGACAGGATATCCTCTGACGGTTGCAGTACCTCTTGCAGAGATTACTCCAGAGACTTATGGAGGCATCCTGGCCGCTCTGTCTGTTGGACCGACTGGGCTCAACAGAGCAATATCCGAGGTAATTTTCATAGTCAATCCTGTTGACTATTTTACAAAATTAATGCCCGCAACCACTCAAATGGTCAACGGAACCTGGGTAAAGGACATATTCCCATTCCCGACCAGGGTAATTCAATCTGTGCATATGCCACAGGGTGAGGCAATTATTGGACTTGCCAATAGGTACTTCTTTGGCCTTGGCACCGGGGAGGGCGGAAAGATAGAGTATTCAGACCACTATCACTTCCTTGAAGATGAAAGAATGTACATTACCAAACTCTATGGCGATGGCAAGCCACTTGACAATGTCAGCTTCAAGCGTGTGGACATCAGTGCTCTGCATCCTGCACATCCTGTAGTAAGAGTAGCTGACTACATAGACGCTAGAATAGAGGAAATGGTGCTGAAGACAGAGAAGAACGCTACAATCAACCTCAACTTCAATAAGAACATCCATGCATACACAGCGGAGATTAAGGACGTAGCAGCACATGGAGACAACGATACAGCTACGCTTACAATTACTCCAGTGGACGATACTGCGACCATAGTTGTAAAGAATGGTTCTTCAGTAGTAACTCCATCTGACGGTGTATATTCGCTCTCCTTGACTAATGGAG